CTATCAGCGATTTTTTGCTGGTGAACGAGAAGGTGAGGGTATTACAAAATGATTCCCCACCTTCAACTTGTCTTGATCCTAGGATCGTTTCAAACGCTCAATATTTCATTACTAATGTTTTAGAGCGTTTTACTTCTACCTGGGATGAGTTGGCCATTCAGCAGCCACTCGAGATGTCATACTTGTGGTCGAATTGGCGGTTTGGACCTGGTGCCAGCAATGGCATTAGAGGTACTCACGCAGCCGATAAGATCTGGCAGGATATGACTTGTACCGCTCTGTGTGAACCCTTGGTACTTAAACTACGTAAGTTGAACCCTTACTTCTCGGCCAGAGATGGCCAAAATGGAGTTTTGGGAACAAAGTGGGTTGAGGGTTCGCGACTAACAACAGTTCCGAAAAACGAGGACACAGAACGTACAATTGCCATAGAACCCTCAGGGAACATGTGTCTGCAGCTTGCTGCAGGCATGTATCTCGAAGGGGCATTACGGCATATCGGACTTGACATTCGCAACCAACAGCCTAAAAACGTGGCTATGGCCCAGCGTGGATCTCTTAAAGGGGATGTTGCAACCCTCGATTTGAAATCTGCTAGCGATATGATAAGTATCGATCTTGTACGTGCCCTCATGCCGAGTTCGTGGTTTGACCTGTTAATGAAGCTCAGGTCACCCTCGATTACAATTCCTGGCGATGGTAAAGTCAGGAAGGACGGCATGCAAGTAGAGCTACATATGATCAGCACAATGGGGAATGGTTTTACTTTTCCTCTTATGACGTTGCTAATCGTAGCTCTTATCTACGGATACCGGTGTACGCGTGGAGGTCCCAGTCTTTTTATTGATTGGTCCAACACTTGTGTATTTGGGGATGATATCATTATCCCCACGTGCGAGTATGCCGGATTCGTAGATGTCTTGACAAAGGCGGGACTTGTCGTTAATTTAGATAAGTCTTATTGTGAAGGTGCCTTTCGCGAGTCTTGCGGTGGTGATTTTCTAAACGGGGTAGATGTTACTCCTTTCTATGTTAAGTCACTCGCTGCGGAACCCGACGTCTATGTCGTTATAAACCAAGTAGTGTCGTGGGGTGCAAGAGAAGGAATTTTCTTGCACCGCACATTAACACTGCTTTGTAGCTACATAGACGGCAAGGCCCACCTCGTACCCGAGTGGTTAAATCCCGATCAAGGGATATTGACTGCGGGGTGTCCTAGGAGATTCAGCTACTTATCGCTATCACATTCTGAACGCAAGCTCTCACAAGGAGCTTTACCGTTCTCTATGATGTTAGCGGTCGGCGGCTACGTTTCCCAGGTCGGCGACGAGTTGTTTTACTTAC